GCTAAAATTCAGTCATCTGGACTAAAACAATATTATGAGACGGAAAGATACGGAGATAAATTATCAACTCAAATTGGCGAAAAAACTGGAGAGAAATTCAAAACATTAAACTGGAAAGAAATATTTAAGTTAGGCGGATTGTTTGGCGGTGGGGATGATCCACCAGGACAACAACTACCAGGCACAGACCAAGGTAGTGGAAATGTAAGGTCTCCTGCAGATTACTTAATGAATAGTGGAATTGGTGGAAGCACTGCAGAAAGAAACGCCGCAGCATTCTTATCAACACTAGAAGGAAGTAAAGGACAGAACGCTGCTGACGCATTCCAAGTAATGTTGAATAGAACTGCTAATTCCAAAAAAGGCGGTACTATGAAAGTATATGGAAAGACTTTATTTGATCAAATAACAGCAAGAAGTCAGTTCAGTCCTTTCTCTGCTGCTATTCATGATGGATCAAGTGGAGATCCTGCTGCTGATAAGAAATATAATGCTATTAGGGCAAAATTAGGAAAGAATGCTGCTGAAAGAAAACAAAAATTACTTGAGATTGCGGGACAACCAGATGGATTAGCAGCACTACAAAAATTATTCAAGGCTGGCAGTGGATCAGAAGCAGCAAAAATTCTTGCTGATTTTGAGACAGGTGGAGCTTTATCACGAGAATCTGCAAGGGGTGTTCGGGGCGCTGTTTCTTTCAGGGGACAATCAGAACTACCGTACAAGAAAAAGGGTGATTTCTATAGAGGAACTGGTGGTAATTTCTTCTTTAATGGACTTGGTAATGCAGCTGCTACTTTGAATGGAGTTTCCGCTGCTCCAGAAGGTATAGCAGCAACAGGTACAAATCCCCCTCCAGTATCTGGCGGTGGACTAAACTTAACAAAAGGTGCTGGCACATTCATCCAAGGAAATACTGGACGTTCACAAGGTGATCATTTTCATATTGGTCCAGATGAGTATAGATTGGGTGGTAAGAGTACAAATCAAGGATTGAAAGATGCAAGAGAGGCAGCTTTCAAAGTAGTTAAGGGATTGATAGCAAAAGGAACTCCATTTTATTTCAGTAATTACCCAGGTTTTTCTCGTCCTTGGTATAAAGGAAAGGGAGATAAAAAATCCGATGAGCAAATAAGAAATGCTATTATGGCAGAACAAAATGCACATAGAAATCGTGAAGGTGGAGGATCTTGGGGTGGAATTGATATTGCATGTGCTAAAGGAACAAAATTACCATTAGCTGTTGGTCCAGTTGCCGATAAACGTGATGGATTTGGTAATGCCGCTACAATATCTGGAACTAAAGGATTTGTTGCTCACGGTGCTTCTGGATCAAGAGCTACTCAAGCAAGTGAAGTTGTTGCAATACGACCAGGAAGTCCTCCAGAAGGAGGAGTACCAGCAGCACCGCCACCAAAAACAGCAGCAGCAGCTGATCCAATCGGTACTGCCTTAAATGTCGCATCTGCTGCTGTCGCTGGTACAGCAAATGGAGCTCAACGTTTCGTACAAAATATTTACAATACTGTTGCTAATGCAGGCAGCGGCGGAGGAGGAGGTGGAAATGGAGCAAATGCAGGAGCTCGTGCAGACTCTATTATTCCAAGTTGGAAAAGCGTTTTTTCTTTGGTAAGGAGGTGAGAAAAAATGGCAACCCAATTTAGTTCTAATACAGATTTTGAGTTAGTTAGTGTAATTATTTCTCCAGCAGACGGATCTAAGGGATATCAAATCAAACCACTAGTTCAAATCTTTACATATGTTGAAAGTGTTGAGTCTCCTTGTGTTGCTGCAAGTTTAGTAATCGTTGATAGTGCAGGATTTTACAATAGTTTGCCAATTCAAGGTGGCGAAATTGTAAAAATCAAGGTAAAAACAAGTATTGAAGAAAATGGAGTAGAATATAACTTTAGAGTATGGAAAGTTGCTAATAGATACGTTCAAAATAGAGATCAAGCATATACACTTGGATTGATTTCTGAAGAAGCATTGAACGATGAATTTGCTAGAATTGAAAAACCACTGTCTGGAAAACCAAACAGTATAATTTCTCAAATGTTGTCAGAAGGTCTTGGTACATCAAAACCATACTATAGTGAAGATTGTTTGTTTGAAGTAAAACTTATTGCTGCTAGAAGAAGAGTTTTTGATATAGCTACAATGCTAGCGAAAAAGAGTGTTCCAGATACAAATCCAAAAACAACAACATCTTCCCCAACTCCTCAAATACCAACAAAAGATCAAGAACAAAAGAAATCAGGAAGTGCTGGATATCTTTTCTGGGAAAATAGACGAGGATTCAATTTCTTTTCAGTTGATACTTTATGTTCTGATAAATCAACCAAAGCATATGATGGCAAACCTTGGGGACCTTATGTAGAAAAAGTTGTAAATCAATCCGATGGAGCAGACAACAGATTTACAATATCACAGATTACGTATGCTTCTGAAATTGATGTATTGGGTGCGATGAGAATGGGAAAATATTCCACAAAGATGTGCTTTTTCAATCATTCTACTGGACAATATGATGAATTTATCTATAATATGAGTGATGCATTTGAGGATATGCAACATTTAGGGTCTCAAGAAAAACCAACACTTATAAAATTGGGTAAAAATAAAACAATCTCTGATTATCCAACTGGATTGATGTCCATACTTCTAGATCATGAAACTTGGTATAATAAAACTGGACCAGCATCACACGAACCAAGAGATGGAGCATCTTCACCATCACCCTATACAGATAGGCATATGGAATATGCTGCACAATCTGTAGTAAGATATGAAACATTACAGAATCAACTAGCTACTATTGTTATACCAGGCAATTCCAAAATTTGTGCTGGTGATAAAATAGACATCAGAATAACAAACAAAGTTCCTGGTGAAACTGGAACTAAAGATCCATATGATCCAGAAAATAGTGGTGTATATCTAATTCTTGAAGTTACTCACGAGTATAATACATTAGAAAGTACAAACGGTATGTTTGTAACAACTTTGAGAGTTGGAAGAGACACTAGAGGAATAAAAGGTCGTGTATCAAAACATGGCACTAAATAATGTAACAGGAGGAAACTTTAATGGAAACTATTGACGACCACATTCAAAAGGATAAAAATATTCTTGATGATCCACAAATATCCCCACAAGCTCGTAGACATACAGAAGAGGAACTCTCTGCTCTAGAAACATATAAACAGCGTCATCCAGAAGATGACCACGATCCAACGTCGCTTGAACTATTTTGTGATAGCAATCCAGGTGCTGTAGAATGTAAAATTTATGATGATTGAGTGATATGGACCAGGCACTATCTCAATTATATCCAATCGGTAGAATTGGTCAAGATGGTTTTGACTGGTGGGTCGGTCAAGTAGAGTTAACTGCTGCTGACGACCCCAACAATAACGGCGGACATCGCTTTAAGGTTAGGATTGTTGGTGAGCATCCACAAAGTAAAGAACTATTAGATACTTTGGAATTACCTTGGGCAAACGTAATGATGCCCGTTAATGTTCCTTTCGTTCCTGGTAATTTAGCTGGCGCAACTCCCCAACTAGAAATTGGGTGTTGGGTAGTTGGATTTTATTTAGATCCAGAAAAACAAAAACCTCTTATTATGGGGTCAATTGGTCAAACTCCAGGTGCAACAACAATTCTAAAAAATAGAAGACCTAATGATTTACCATTTACCACTACAATTCCAACTGGTAATATCACAAAATATAAAGAGGGAGTTGTTCCGCAAAAAGATGGAGTTCCAGCAAAAGAAAACACTAAAGGCGGACCAGCTACTCCAACTGCTAAAAGTGATGGGACAAATAGAAGCACTGGTGGAGTTAGTGATGGATCTACAGATAAAGATGGAAAACCAAGAATTCCTCTTGCAGCAGCAGTAGATGATCCGCCAGGAAAAGAAGAAAACTGGTGTCAAACAGTAGCAGAGAAATGTGCAGATTCAGATTTGCAAACTGAAATGACCACTATAATTAGTGAGATGTTAGCAGAACTTCAAAATAATGGAGGACAACTTGGAGATTATCTTGTCAACAAATATACAGGCGGATTGTATTCTGCAACAGAGGTAGCAAGAAAATATGTAAATAAATCAATGTTTGTAGTTCAGCACTTTATTGCAAAAGTAAAAGGATTTATAATTGAAAAATTAGAAAATGCTGTAAAAGATTTAATTAACGCATTAATTTATCCATCTGAAACTGGCAACATTCTTACGCCAGTGACGGAATTTTTCAACAAACTATTGAAAAACCTTGGTTGCCAAATGGCAGATCTTGGAGATCGCCTAGCGGACTGGTTAACAAATGTATTGATGGATCTTGTCACACAAATTTATCAAGCAGCAGTTTGTCAAATTGATACATTAGTTAATGGTATCATTTCAAAAATAAATTCTTTACTAGAAGACGTTTTAGGTAGTATTTTAGGACCATTACAAGATATCTTGGGTTCAATTGCTGAACCATTGAATATAATTGGCGGTGCTATAAATTATGTTATGACATTACTTGGTATTTCTTGTTCTGGACCAGATCAAACTTGTGCCGAATATAAGAGAGTTTGTACTGACGGAAGCAAAAGCGGATCAAATAAAAATAAAGATTTCTTAGATGGGTTGATTGATAATATTGATAATTTATTCCCAGTAACTGGTGCTGACTATACACAATATACTTGTGAAGATGCGTATAAAGGAAATAGTCTTGCATTTACAACTGTAGGATTTACTGGCGGAGTTCCAGCAATTCCTCCAACAGGATCAATTACGTCAAAACCAAAAATTGTATATTCGATTGATGATATCACTGTAGAAGAAGGAAGTGATGCTCAATTTACAGTTATTAGATCTGGATACACGCAAATCGCATCTTCAGTAGAATTTAAAATTTTAGAAGACCAAGGAACAGCTACTGCTGATAGTGATTACTATAATGTGAGTGCTGATATTCTTGGATTTGCTCCAAATGAAGTTAAGAAAAAAATCACTATCAAAACTTTTATTGATAACGAAAAAGAAAAAGACGAAACATTTTTTGTTGCATTAAAATTAAACAGTCCAGATAAAACAAGTGGAATATCCAGTCAATTTTTGAAAAATATTGGACAATGCATTATTACTGAAAAAAATAAAACACAAAAGAGTCCATACACTCCAAAATTAGTAAATCCTTATAAAGGAATAAAATCGGCTTTCTCAAACCAACCATCTTCGTCGCCACTAACACCACCAACAAATACTGGAGATCCAGCACAAAACGGAAGTTTGAAAACACCAAAATATTTTGTGTCTGCTGATAAATCTAGTGTGAAAGAAGGAGAATTTATTGTTTTTTCTATTGGAACGGAAAATGTTGATAATGGAACTATTGCATTTTATTCTATAAATGGCGTTTCTCCCACAGACATTATTGGAGGAAAAACTTCTGGTCAGTTTACAGTTAGTAATAATACTGCAAAGGTTGTAGTTGGAATTGAAGAAGATGATGTTCCAGAAGATTATGAAACTCTTACTTTTACAATCAATGGAACAGGAGCTACTGCAAGTGTTTTGATTGTTCCTGATCAAGATAAAAAAGGCAGTGGAGCAAACATTGAAGATTTTGATCTTGCAGTTGATGCAGGACCAGATACAACATATAAAATATTCGAATATCCTACTGTAGATTCTCAAAAAATTATTACAGATGAAAATGGATCTATTATCTCTATCCCAATCGATAAGTCAGGAGATCCCTTTGCTGAACCACCAACAGTCTTTGTTGGTGGAAATGGAATAGGAGCAACTGCTATTGCTTTATTAGATCAAAACGGATATGTATCGGAACTTCGTGTTACATCATCTGGATACAATTATAAGAAAAACATATCAACAGATAATAATTTACGTTGCATTATTGATAGTTTTACTTTAATTAGACCAGGAATTCAATATGATAAAGCTCCAGAGATGTATATCAATAGAGAACTTGGTGTTGCAGAAGCAATTATTAATGATGATGGTTTTGTAATTGGAGCAAGAATATTAGATAGATCAAGAACATATCTAGAAATGCCAGAGGTATTACTTGTTGGCGGCGGTGGATATGGAGCAAAAATGCTTCCATCATTAGTTTGCCTAGATACTCAAGAACTAACTACAGTTGGTTCCACTAAGATTGGAACTGGTCGTTATATTGATTGTCCGTAGGAGGTAAATTGTGGCAGCATATACTGGAAATGTGTCGAGTGCTAAAGATCCTACACTGAGGGCTAATTATGACCCTAGAGGAAAGCAAAAACCAGCTTCACCCGAAACATATAAGAATTTACAAGAAACTGGCGCGGCAAAACCAGTAACTCCTAATGAATCTCAAACAACAAAAGAATCCCCACGATTATGTGTGGCGTATAAAGGATCTCTGACAAAATCATCTATTTACGAAACTGCATATCCAGATGGCGTAACAAAAACTTTAAGAATTGATGGTCCTGCCGACAGTTTTGTTTGTCAAAATAATTTTGGACAACTTATTTTAGTAAGTGGTAAATATAGTCCGAAAATTTCTCCTGGCAGCGGTAAGTTATGCTTCCATAGTTATGGCGGTACGCAACAAAAACACGAAAGAAGATCTAACTATGAATACAATGCTGGTGATGATCCAGAAAAACAGGCACTAAACATTATGTGCTTTGGTGATGTAGTAGAAGATGCAAAGGGATCCGAGCGTCATATCAAAGCGGCTAAGATAATGATATCCGCAACGGAAGAGTTGGTTTTATCTGGTGCCACAATAACTATTCAAGCAAACAACGGACAGGGTAATATTCAAATGTTTGCTGGAAATATAGAACAAACTTCTGCAAATAAAAAAGATATTGTTATAGGTCAGGTGATGAAATTTGGTGTTTCTGAAGAGAGCACATTACAATTTGATCCTCGTGCTTCTGTAAACTGGGTTTCTCCTGGTCATGTCAATTGGAAAATTCTTGGAGATTACGAACAGTGGGTTGGTGGAGGATTCTCTCAAATTATTGCTGGCGGACTTCCAGTTCCTCCTCTGATCAAAGTTAGAGATAATATATTCAAGATTGTAACAACAGGTCCACAACTGTATGAATCGACTATGGGAATCGCACAAATTGCTGGTGGTGGTATTGCTGTTGCTGCTGGCGGAGGAGTTACTATTGATGCTGGAGCAGCATTCTCTGCAAATGCTGCAGGATCTGCATCAATGGCTGCTGGATCAACTGTAAATATTACATCTGCCGATAAGATCAATATTATTGGTGTAGGAAATGTTAAGATCAAGGGAGCCCTAATCTATTTGAACTAAATATTATATACCAACTGATCTTATATTATGGACTATAAACCATACTCTCCCGAATGGCATCGTAAACGTTATCTCAAAGAAGCGTTAGACAAGTATTTGGATGAATACATCGACAACGAAGTAATTCTTGAAGACA